ATACTTCACCCATTTCAGAGAACTTGTCCATACCTATTCGTCAGTAAGTTGTGGCTAAACATCAGTGATCACTTCCTGTTGTTGAAAGCCACTCATATACCGGGCTGCCTAATTTGTCTAATTCTGTTGTTCTATACATAGTTGACCAATGTTCGTAGTATTCTTTTCATTCATCTCTTGTTCCTTGAAGTGTTATCCGGCTATCGTTGAACTCGTCGACCACTATTTGTATCATTCTATTTCTATCTGCTAATACATTCCCAAACTCTTGATCCTTGCCCCATCTAATCAATTGCATTGTCTTTCTATCTTTTGCAAAGTGGCATAAAAACACTCTGCCCATAAACTTCTCTCGTAAATCTCTTACTCTGAATATGTCTGGACCAGCGTCTATTACCATTATCGCATCTTTGAATCGCAATAATAATTTCTCTAAATCATCGAATTGTTTTGTTTTATTGTAGTAGAATATCCCTTCTTTGTTTCCTATAACATAGTGAATTGTTGTGCCTATATCTACGCCTATCACTGGTCTTGTTTGTGAGTTTACGAACTGAAAGCAGTTCTTGTAAATCATATCTGGATCTACCTGTGATATTGTGCTTGATGGTTCTGGTAGACCTAATACGAAGTTATAGAAATATCCCTGTGGTTTTGTCTTGTAGTAGTTTATAATTTCCTTTGCTGATACTCACGGTGCCATTAGAAGTGATATTCAGTAGCCGCTCCATTCTCTATCTTTATACTTTTGAACTCACACACCTTTTCTTCTAACATCGTCTGATAACTCTTTACCGCACTCTTTACAAATATATATCTCTTTCACCATATCTATACTATCTGGTCAAGAAAGATATTGCCAAGCTCCACAATGCGGACATTTAATAAATCAGTGCTTCTGATCTGATACTTCTCAATATCTATCTACTCCATTCCCTTTGACGCTTGGATTTGAGAAATGCCATTCCCATTTGTAATCTGAGTGTTGGAGACGAGATGAATATTGAGCTATCACCTGTTGATCACTTCTATCTTCTTCATCGTGTATGTTTAAGTCAGATGATACAGCCAACGCCGCTCTTTCTGTTTTTGTGCCTCTAAAGTACATTGTTCTATCTCCTACTCTCTTTTGCTGAATACTATCCTTATCTTTAATTCATTCTTGTAAAATTGGATTATTGTTAATGATATTATTTACTTTGGACGAGACAATGTCATTTATATCTCCTTCAGAAGGTAATGTATAAATTATGTTCAATTTTTTATGCTTTGCTGCATAGATAGCTTTGATAATTGCAGTAATAGTAAAACAGATTTGAGCTGCTTTTAAGCATACTATCTTTGGGCTTCAGTCATTGTATATATCTCATAAATATCTGTGATTATAGAAATCAATGTCTTTTCCATCTTCAGTTTTAATTCTTTGATTATCTAATCAAATTAAGATATTTTCGCTCTCTAATTTATTTATTAACTCCTTTTTGTTCATTAAATTTCTTATGTTTTAATTTAGTTAATACTTCATCAATTATATCCTCAGAACATGTTTTGACTTCCACATCTCCACTTACTTGTATCTCTGATTTACTCTCTACTTCACTTTTAGTGCTAAATTCATTCTTTCTCTTTCTTTCTAAATATCACTTAGCTTGCTCTGGATCATCAAGAGATTTAACTATTGTTTGTCGTGCTTTTAATATAGGTCTTTCTTGCAATTCTTCTATTCTGTCTTTTAATTTATTGTCTTCATCCATTCATCTATAAAGCGTAGCTCTATGGATACCCGCATAAAATGCTATTTCTTCTATACTTCCACCCATACTTGCACACTCTTCTATTTTGCGAATTATTTCTTCGCTTTTAACTGTTTTTCTTCCTGCTTTCATATTATTTCTTTACCATTTTTTTTAATTTTATTATTACCTGTATAATCTACATATCGTTGAACTATTACGTCTATATATTTTGGGTCAATTTCCATACCATAACATATTCTACCTGTTTTTTCTGCTGCTATAAGAGTTGAACCTGAGCCTAAGAATAAATCAACTATTATATCTTTTTCTTTACTACCATGTTTTATTGGTTTTTCTAATAATTCTAATGGTTTAACTGTTGCATGCATCTCATTCCTTCCAATTTTTCTTTGCACTCTCCATATGTCTTGGTAATCTGTTCCAAACCGATTATGTATTTTGGGATTTCCTTTTTTCCCTACTATGCATAATTCATATGTTGATTTATAATCACTTCCTAATCCGTGAACTATTTTATCCCATACAATAACATTTTTTACATTCATTAACAATTCCATTTCTCTTTTAATATCTTGAACCCTTCTTCAATCGATGAAGATATAAAAAACACAATTTTCTTTAGTAACCGCAAATAAATTATTTATAAAATCTTTAATAAATTTTTCTCAATTTTTAATTTTGTCATTAAACATTTGTGAAAGCCTGGCTTTCACGTTATCTTTACCACTCATCCCTGTATTATACGGCGGGTCAGTAAGAACCATATCTGCCTTTCTCCCATTCATTAGTTTTTCTACGTATTCAATCTTAGTGCTGTCTCCGCATAAAACTCTATGTTTTCTTAATTCGTATAAATCTCCTAACTTGCTTTGTGGTTCAGCTGGAACATCTGGGACTTCGTTATCTTTATCATCTGGCTCTATGAGTAAATCTTTATCAAACCCAGTCAAGTCAAATAATTCTTCATCTAACCCTTTCAATTCTGGTAGTGCTAAATCCATATCTCATTCACTTTCGTTTAACTTATTATCTGCCAGTCGTAATGCTTGGATTTCTTGCTCTGATAGGTTTTCTACTCGTAATGTTGGAACTTCTTTTATATCTAATAGTTTCGCTGCTTCTAATCGACAGTGTCCTATTACTAAATTATTATCTTTATCAATCACTAGAGGCTGAACTCAACCGAATCTCTTAATAGAATTAGCTACCTGTTCTATTTGCTTCTTTGGATGTATCTTAGCATTTTTCTCATATGGTTTTATCTCTTTAATATTTATGTTTTGTATTTTCATTATATATAATATCTTTTAACAAAACCTTTGGCTTCTTCTATGGTTTCAATTTGATTAATTTCTTTGTCGTATTCACTATCTAACTTTCTTTGGTTAATTCTGGCACTGTGTTTGAGCTTTTCTCTGCCATAAACGTATTCAAATAAATTTCTTGTTCGTTCTCGTGACTGAACTAAATCTCTGAACTTGTAATTATTGTATTCTCTGGCATTGATTGGTTTGGTAAATATCTTTATCATTCCGCAGTTTTTACATACTTGTTTGCTTACTCTGTCGTTTTCAAAGTTGAATTTGAAGTTATGTATATTGTCGCCATTTTTACATAAACATTCTTCTGGTAAGAAGCCTTGATTTTTAATTGCGTGGAACTTACACCTATTTGATAATTTTATATCTCTAATATCTAACATAAGTCGTCTAATTTAATATCGTTATTATCTTTGCTTTGTTTAAGTTTATGTTCAAATCTCACCTGTTCCGGTGTTTTTGGCTTAAATAAAATAGCACCCATACTTTTAGTTGGTCCGACGGCGTTAGTAATATCTTTTTTATTGTCGTTATTGGCTTTATTGGCTTCATTATAAGCTATTATAATTGCTAAAAAAGAAATTACTAAACTAACTAAACTTAATATGAGTGCTAATTTTTCCATTGTATTGGGTTAAATTATTTTTTTAATTTATTTTACAAACTCAATTGTTTCAACTACGAGCATCGTTTTTTATTATTCATACTGCCATTAAGCAGTTATCAATCGGGTCGTAGATATCTAAATTAAGTTTGTCGGCTGTTTTTTTTCAAGTAGATTCATTGATTTGTAGAACCCCTTTGTCATTTGAATTAACAATTCCTGTTAATATTTTCCCATTTTCTTTGTAATGTCTTAATTCACTTTCACACAATGCTAATTTTTTTAATTTGTTATAATCAATGTTTTCTGTCTTGGCGACCAATTCTAATATCTTTGGTAAATCTTTGTTTGTAATCTTTGTATTTTTGTACGAATCAAGTGTTATAATTGGTGCTACCGCTGTCATTGTGTTATAATACAACAATGTAGAGGATACTATTACGACAACCAATAATAACTTCAAAATATTTCGTCAAATCATATAAGTATATTATATAGATTTTTCAAAAATTGTCAAGAGCTGCTAACGTTTTTTATAATCTTTTAGAATTTCTTTTGAATGTTTTCTATTTGGATATAACTTCGCTGTTATAATTGATATTTCTTGATACTTCCTTTTATGTTTTATTTCTGATTTTATGGGGAGATTTTTCTTCTTTGAATAATCTGTCGCCATTATTTTATATTGTGCTTCCAACAATTTTAACTCTGATTCTGTAAAATGTTTTTCTTTATATTTATTTTTTAATGCTTCGTTATATTTTGACCCTATTTCTTTTCGTAGTTTTTCACCAAATTCATCTAATTTCCCATAATGCATTATATTACAACTATAACATTGCGGTCGTACTACATCTTCATTGAATAAAATATTGTTAGTTCGTCCACCAATTCCGTGCCCTGCCTGCATCTTATTTCAAGGTTTAACTACTCCACAAGTATAACAAGTACAATTGCCTTGATCGTCAGCAAACTTCAATCTAATATATTTTGAAAACCACTCTCAGGTTTTCTTTTTTTGTTTTGATATCATATTGACTATTTTTAATTTTTAATTATTTTATCACTTTTTTACTTCTTTTACTTTTTTACTTTTTTACTTCTTTACTTATGGTTAGAATTAGTGATTATTTTATCAGCCCATAAAGCCAAATATTCTTTTAGACTTATTTGCTGAGTTTTAGACTTGGCTTTTTTGGTGCGTTGTTTTTTATTAGCCATTTTTTAATTTGTTAATTTTTTAATATATTATTCATTACGTTACGAGTTTTTGGACCGAACCTGCCTGCTCCTGCTTCATCTTTGGTAGCTATTACTTTATTAGCTAATTGAAAATCTAATACAGCCTTTCTTGTTAAACCATAATAATTTCCAGTAAAATAATCATTGCTGGGAAAGAAACCCATAAGATATAAGACTTCTTGTAATTTCTTTACATCTGGATCATTTACCAAACCATAGTATAAATCTCTATTGAATGTATATTTAGGCAGCTTGCCTTGATTGTCGAAAACTCTATTTTGTAAATCTACAAATTGAATACCAGCCATAATTCTATCTTGTGTAAATCAGTCTTCGGTGAGTATTCTAAACCCTTTCATAGGATTTGTAACCCCCCACGAATCAACAATAAGAATCGACCTTTTACCTTCATAATAAAAGAAACCTAATGCTACTATCCCGTGTCCATATTTGATTTCTGATTTAATAGTAGGGACGTCTGCACCCCATTCATTGTCTCCAAAACGAACTCCCATTAATACAGGTTTACCTTGTGATAATGCTTGAACAAAACTATCCATTGTTAAATCAAGCCAGATATAATTCTTTGGTGCGTAGATCTTACCTATTGTTTCATAGCTTAATAATATATCATCTAATCTGTTCATTTCTGCTTCTGCCTTATGATCGCTTGGTACTAATACCTCCTCTATCCCCCCAAATTCTGTCAAAAGCTTGGCAGCATCATCAAAATACATTCCCTCAGCTGGTTTATTTCTACGTCTTGGGTAAATCCAGCGAGATGAAAAATGTTTATATTTACCTTCCTCTAAATAATTATTAATAGCAATAACATAGGCACAAGCCTGCGAAACACAACTCCCCGAACCATTTTGGTCGTGTATGACTATACTGCCCAGTAATTTTTTATTAGCTGGAATATTTTTCCATTCATTCCACGACGTTCAAGTTACTGGAGTTGCTAAATAAAGTTCTGTTAATTTATAATCTTTATTTTTTTCTTCTGGTGTTCTTATATCTTCTAAAACACCATTATGAAATTGTTCCATAATTTATTTGATTATTTTGTTAAATTTAGTCGACCGTTTATTTACACTTTTTAATTTTCATCATTGAATAAATTTTCTGGGAATTCTTTTTTTATTCTTTCTTCGGCTATTTTGATATATGCAGGGTTAAGTTCAATTCCAATATAGTTTCTACCGAGTTTTTTTGCCACAATAGCTGTTGTCGCCGCACCCATAAAGGGGTCTAAAACTATACCTGGTTCGAAACCAACATTACAATTACAACTTGAATATCCAACTATTTTGCCAGAATAAAAAACTGATGAATTGTGTCCTTTCTCAATTCTGTTCCTTTCTTCTGATAAATCAACAATACCTTTTGTCATCATCGGTTTTCCTCGCCTCCCAGTTATTCCATCGGGATTATTGGTTTTTATAATTTTAATTATGGGCTTTCCACATTTTTTACAAACTTGTTGGGGGCATCCAAATTTAATAGGAATTTCCAAAAGTGCTTGAGGAAATATCGCAAAATGGTCTGCATTAACATTTAATTCCTTTTGAAAATTGTGTGGCTCAGTACCTATAAGTCATATCGTTGGAAGATTCTTCCCAATAAGATAATTATTGTCTGGATTATCCTTAAAATCCCTTCAACTTCCTGGTTCTCCTTCGTGATTACCTCGTGGGTCATTAACTTTATTTTTGGTATCTTGCATTCTTTTTGCCAAATTTTTTAATCCACCTCTTAATGCTGCTCTATGTGAGTCAACCGAACCCATTTTATATCCTTCTATTTCCTCCTGTTTTCAATCTTTTTTCCTATAATTGAATTTATTATATTTACTTTCAGGATATAATCTTTGCCTTAAAATACCAGCTGGTCTTAAATCAGTAACTCCCATAACTTGATTAGGCAATCTCACCGCATCTAAATCAGCATAGTAATCTTTATTTTTTACAAAGAAATAAAGTTCTTCCCCGCTTTCATTAAATCTATCCTTAGTCGAAGTTGGCATTACGCTTCCTTTTGTTCTATTTTCTTGTTTAATAAATACTTGTTTTGCCCATTTAATTTTATTTCTCAAAATCCAACCCTGTTGGTCTATCATTGCCAACGCTATTCTTTCTGGCATCATTAAGAGACATTTTTTCATTTTCGGCAAATTCTTTTTTAAATCTTTTTGACTTTCTTTAATATAATCACTAACCTTTTGGTCTGTTTTACCCTCTTTGATTCCTCCATACATATCTCCTAAATTGAATCAGAAACTTCCTGATTTTTTAAGAACTCTTTTTATTTCGGCAGTTATGGCTAAAATCTTTTCTAAATATTCTTCAAAAGTTGGTTCTAAACCAATCTGACCATCTACCCCATAATTTCTAAGGGCATAATAAGGTGGACTTGTTATCACCATATCAATACTTTCATCGGGGAATTTTTTTAGTTCAGTCAAACTATCACCTTGAATTATTTTATTCTTTATTTTTTCTATTTCATACATAGTATTATTATTTTCTTTGTCCATATTTATTATTCAATCTATATAAGTTTTTCTATTGTCATAATTAAATTTTATTTTCAAATTCTATGTTTTTCTTCAACACATTCAATACCATAATACTTAGAAATCTCTCAGTCAATATTATCTGGAATTTCTATTATTTTTAATTTAGAGTATTCCCCATTAGCTCTATCGCCTAATTTTTCTACACATTTTATTAGTTTAGGATTAGTTCTATCATCATAAAATTCCAAGCCCATACCATCTCATTTCTTGTGTAGATATGCATATGCTTCTTTTGATAAACTAAATCCTCTTGAAGTAGTGTTGATTACTATTTTCATAGTTTAGTATTTTAATTTTATTTATTAAAATGTCTTCCATATTATTCTTTTCCTAATAATTTCAAAACCCCCTCATATTCCTTTATGATTTTCTTGACTATGTCTTTAATAATTTTCTTTTCTTGTTCGTTTAGGTCTGCTGCTGATTTTGGGATTTTGAGTTTTCCCTTCTTTATTTGCTTCTTCATATTTATTATTTTATTTTTTGTTAAATTGAGCCGACCAGTATTTAATTTTCGCCTCTGCCGATTTTGATATAGTCATCGTTAAAAAGTTACTGTGATTGTTAAAACTGCAGCGGCAATTCAGTAAATCGTATGTTTATAGTCGCCATTTCATAAATAGACAC